GCCATCGGCACCCCCGCCGCTTGGAGATTTTTCCAGACCGTTGTTTGCCCAACACCATACTTGACGGCGATCTGGTGGGTGGAAAGACCCGCTGCGTAGTCCGCCTTCCATTTTTCCAGACGATCAGCCATCAAGGTGATCCTGAATGCGACGACCGATCCAGTGCATGACCGGAACTGCCATTGAATTTCCGTTTGCCTTGTACCGGGGGCCATCGGCTGCGGGCTTGTTGCGATAGGCCACAAGCGTGTGATCGTCCGGGAAACCTTGCAGGCGCTCGCATTCCTTTGGGATCAAGCGGCGCACAGCCAGAGTTTGCAAGATCGCGTTCTCGCCCCCATTGTTGCGGCCCTGCGCGAACGCGACCTCAACCCCAACCCCAACACAAGGGTCTTGGGTGCCGTGGACGGCCAGCACGTGCGGTTTGTCCCCGCCCCCGCTGGACGCCCGCAAGGCCGTTGCGACCTCGCCCCCTAGTTCTGCCGTGGCCCCGCCAGCGCGGCCCCGCAGGGCGACGGTATGCGCCACGGCGGGCATGACTCCCGCGTTGGCGTGCGAGCCACTGTGACCCCCGGCCCGCAGCGTGGGCGACAGGTTCTCTCGGGCGTCGCCGCCGTAGTCCTTGGCGCTGAACGCGATGATGGGCGTGCCCCGGCCCGTCCCGCCCTCGCTGCTGCCCTTGCCGTTGTTGGCGGTGTTCAGGGTGTGGGAGATGTCGCCCGTAACCGCGACCGCGTGCTGCTTGCCCGCTTGCAGGGTATACATGGGATCGCCATCCTCCCCCACGCCCATACCGGCGCGCTTGTCGGTCGTGGACTTGCCAGTGCGCGCGCCCGCCTCAAGGATCGCGACGACGCCGTAAACCAGATCGGTTGCGTCCTTGTAATCGCGCGCTTTCACCGTGGACGCACTGCCGTCCTCGGAATACTCGCCAAAAGCAACCATGCGCGCGGCTTGCGTAGTTATTGTTGCCACTACCGGGCCGCGCTTTTCCTGAACCAAGCCCGACCCGCGCTGCGAAAACACCTCTTGGTTGCTCGCCCCGATCCCGCCAGTGTTGTGAGACTGATTCAAGGAAGGGTGCGGGTTGGACAGCTTGTCCCAGTGTGAGCCTGCGCGCGGAGCGCTTGATCCAGCATCGGCGGCAGCGTCTTGCTGCGTTTCTCGGCTCGGCGCAGAATCCCGGCGCACGCCTTCGCGCTCAAATAATACTTCGCAGGGATCGAACCATGCTCTAGCACTTGCGACAACAAACACACGGCGGCGTCGTTGGGCCACTCCGAAATATTGGGCATCGAGGATTCGCCACGCGACTGCTCTTTTGGGACCAAACACAGCACCAGCGTTCGACCATTTTCCCCCTGGCGGGTCGAGCGGCACATCTTCTCCGGCAAGAGCGCCAAGGAAGCAGCCAAAGGCGTTATCATGGGTGTTGAGGATTCCGGGCACGTTTTCAAATACGGTGACGCACGGGTCTCTCCGCTGTTCGGCTCTTTTTCTGTCGATTGCATCGGCCAACTCCACATAGGCTAAGGTCAGGTTTCCGCGGGCATCAGAGAGTGATTCGCGCCGTCCCGCAAGAGAGAAGGATTGACACGGGCAGCCCCCGACAAACACGTCGGGGGCCTCAATTTCGCCGCGCTCCATTCGCTCCGGCAGCGCCAGCATGTCCCCGAGGTTCGGCACATCGGGCCAGTGATGGGCCAGCACCGCCGAGGGGAACGCCTCAATCTCGGACACCCACGCGGCCTCCCAGCCCAAGGGTTCCCACGCGACCGAAGCCGCCTCTATGCCGCTGCACACCGACCCGAAACGGATCGGGGCCGAGCGGGGTGGCGCGCTGACATGATTCAGCGCGTCACGCAACTCCTGCAAACTGGATACGGTCATGCGCCCAACACCTCCAGAACGCCGTCCTCGCACCCAAGCCGGGCTGACAGATTCATTACGCCGCGAATCGTTTCCTTCCACGTCGCGGTTTCCAACAACGCCGGCTCGCGTAACCTAACGAACCGGATGGATTCGAGCCGATCGCACATATGCAACCAATCCCAATCCGAATCACTTATCTCAAATCCCAGCACGCCCATCCGGGCCTGCGTCTTGGTTTCTGCCGCTGCGATCATCGCACGCAATTCGGGGTTCTCTTGCCCGTTCGGGAAGGAGATATCCGCCACGCCGATCTCGCCGGCGTCGTGGTGCAGACAGGCGTAGATCAGCGCGCTCGACGCGCTCGGGTTCAGTTGCAGGCACAAGGCCGCCACGCCCCACTGATGATCGGCGTTGGTTTGAAAGTGGACGTTCATTACGGGATGGGTGTGCCAGCGGGTGACGCGGCCGGAAGTCCAGATGTCGGGGTTTTCCATTTTACTTCTTTCCTGATGCAATTTCGAGGTCTTTGATAGTCGGGGTGCAACCATGCGCGGCGCACCAATTCGAGAAGGCTTGTAGCATGAGGGCGTCGTGCTCGGTCTGCCGCGTCAACAAGGCGATCTCGGCGCTCTGAGCGCGCATGGTGCGCTCACATTCTTTAACCAAAATGCTGTGGATATGAAGCTGCGTTGATCCGGCAGCAAGTTGAGCGGCTATCCTCTTGTTATTCCAACCGGCCCACCAAAAGTTTTTTAGTCGCTGCATATCAGGTTCTCCCATAAAATATCGTCGGGGCATCATTCGCGCCAAACAGATACCAAGCGCAGTTGTCCTTCCCCGTGTGCTTGGACTCTTCGATCCATTTGACCCGCCCGACGGCCACGATCTTGTGACAGTAGGGCAGGAAGGGCTTTGCTTGGACCGTGTGCGCCCAATCAGCGTCGCACAGGAGCCAAGTCGGCATCTGGGCGCGCCAGTGCGTGATGAACGGGTGCAGGAAATCGCGGCGCCAAGGCGGGTTTGTGATACACGTCAACCCCGAGTCAGGGTCGAACGAATCAATTAGCGCGTCGCCCTGTGAGACTGATTCGTGCTGCGGCTCAATGTCGAAGGCGTCCACGCAGCGGTGCGAAACATCTACGAGGTGCCGCACGAGCCGACCGTCACCAGCGCACGGTTCCACGAACCACGTGTCGGGGCTGAGATGCGCCAGCAAGGGCACCACGACAGCCGCTGGCGTCGGGTAGTAATCACGCTCAACCCGTTCAAAATCAGACCTTTTTCCCACGTGGTTTCCTTTTCTTGTCCAGAAGTTCTTCCAGCGTGCTGCGGGGCAGCAGAGCCAAGTTGTGCCGCGCGCAAAGTGTTCGCACGTGCGCGGCGGTGATCCCCATTGCAGCGGCTACTGTCGCGGCGCTGTAATAGGGGTACTCTTTTAAGATTCGAGCAATTTGATCATGTTGGGCCATGAGGCTTAGTAAGATATAAGTTGCGTTTTGTCAACAGTCATGTATGTTAGTAGAACGAATCAAAGGCAAGACCGAACACGAACGCGCCACGCCTAACCCCCACCGCCTGCCCCACACCAACCAACCAAAGGACACCACAATGAAAACCATCAGCACACTTTTCGCCACGCTTGCTCTTGCAGGATGCGCCACGGCGCCAGACCAGATCGCCGCTGCATACGTCAGCCCCACGGCATTCTCGGGCCAGACATGCGGCCAGCTTAACGCCGCCGCTGTGCAGCTTAACGCGCGCCTAGCAGCGGCAACCGGGCAACAGGCGGAGCAGGCAAGCAACGACGCGGCCATGACGGCTGTGGCGCTCGTGCTGTTCTGGCCAGCCGCGTTCTGGATCGGCGGCAATGACCAAGGCCCAGCAATCGCGCAAATGCGTGGTGAAGCCCAAGCACTGAACGCCGCTGCGGTGTCGCGCGGCTGCTGAACACCAACGCGGGGCCATCGCGCCCCGCCAACTTCATAGGAGACGACACAATGAACAGCCAATCATTTCACCGAATTAGTTCAATCACGACAAGTGGTGTATCTTACGGCAACTCAAACGCTGTCAGCATTTGCCTTAACGGCAATACCTATAGCGGCGAGGCGTATGAACACACAATCAATGTTTTTGGTCTGCCGACCGAACTTGCCGACGCCGTAAACGATCTTTTTAGCGGCAAGGCTATTTTGAACGAGGACGAAATCCGCGCTGACGAACGCCGCAAGATTGCTGTTCGCACTGAACTTGAGGTGCTGTCATGAACACGCAGCCGACATTTACCGCCCCCACAGCAACGCCAGCGCCGACGATCATCTATTTCGCGTCTG